GCCGGAAGTAAATACTACGTTACCACCGCCAGTTGTTGTGTAGCTAGTTATATTATAGTGTGTGCTGACTGTCTTTAGGACATCGTCAACCTTAACTTTAATATCTTCTACTTTATAAGAAGGGAAAGAAAACGGTTTAGTTGCGTTTCCATCCCCAGTGTAATCTACGAATGTTGTTGCCATTATTTATAAATGTTGAGGATGTTGGAAGTTTCTTGTTTTTTCAAGTTACGCTCTATGCGTTTTGCTTCTCGTTCTTGTGCTATGAGTGCAGCTTCTTGCTCATCCATAACTCTTGTCCACGCTTTTTTACGTGCTTTATCAAATAGTTTACCTATTATAATATTATGATAATAGTCTCTAGGTTGATACTCAGCTCTTTTACCAGAGTTTATATCTGTGTACATCTGTTCCATAGATGCTATAATTTTAGGATCTCTAGATAGCCTACTTAATTTTACTTCTAATCTTTCTTTACCTATTTCTTGTTGAAATCTAGAACGTATCCTAGGACTATCAGTTAAGTCATCACCATTAGGAGAATATAGAACTGACATTCTAATATCGTAGCCACTGTTAAATAACAATGTTCTACCAGCACTAGGAGTTAAATTAAAGTTAACAGGAACAAAAGCATTATAAGCTCGTGTAATAAAGTCATGGTTTTTAAGTGGTCTACCATTTAATAAGTCATACTTAATAGGTAAGTCTTGACCGGGTAGCTTTTCACTCATTTTGTTACGGTTACGTATAGAGTCAAAAATACCAGAACTTAGTTCACGTGTATGTGGTGTAAATATTTTACCTAAATCGTTACGTATACCAGCTAGTGGTATTTGGTTGTTTGCAAAGCCTGCTATAATTCTACTAGCTTGACCGGGTTTACCACCGAATAAATCAGCAAATGACTGTAAGCCTGCTAGGTATGATTTACTTGTTACACCTTGAGATAGTAGTAAAGCAACTTTCATTAAGTTATCTTCAGTCCACTCTTCACCCATTAGTAAACTAGCATCACCTATATCAGCTATCATAGACATAATCTGGTTAAATGGTTCAAAAGAATCATACTCTACACCAACATCACCAAAGTAAAGTGTGCGTTGTTGGTAGCCACCGTCTGTCCATGCCTGTCTTTTCTGTCTATCAACTGGTCCGTTACCTGTCATTCTACCTGTCATCCATGCCCATGCAGCCATGCTGACTAGACTAGCACCCATAGCCAATCTACCTGTTTGTAATGCCTTAGCATTTACTAGGTCTTGATCTGTAAAAATACCATACTGAGATAGATTATCTAACGGTTTACCGGGTCTAGCAAATGCTATATCATTAAACTCTCTTACAAGAAAGTTAAATCCGGGTGTATGTTTAGCTGTAAGTTTTAGTCCGTTAACACCTGTTCTAGCAAATAAGAAAAATGGTTTAGCCCATGGGTTTTGCTGGAATACAGCGTTTAGATTCTGTGCAAAACCTTTTAGATCTTGTGTTAGTGTAACTTCTTTACGTGCAAAGTTTGTAGCTTCATCAGTTATATTACCGTCAGCATCAAATATATCACGATAAAAATAGTCTTCGTAATTACGTACAAGGTCAGGAGTTATATCTATATGACTACTTAGTTTACCAGCTTGCTTTTGATCCATAGCAGAGATAAGAGCTTTTTCTCTCATTTTAACTCTACCTAATATGTATCCAAAAGCATCGTCAGTTGCTGCCATAACCTTAGTAGAGTATGTCAAGAAACTAGAGTTGTTCATTTGTCTAGCCATGTTAGCCATTCTAAACGCTGCTATATCTCCAGCTGACGCTCTACCACTGTCTTCTGCCCATCTACGTAATATTTCCCAGTTGTCATCGCCTTTTGTATACTCAGAAAATCTAGTTTTTACAGTTGCTATGTCACCAGACCAGTATGAATTAAGTCTAGTTTTAAACAAAGTAAATGACTCAGGTATAGCTTCCATCATAGCGTTCATAGACGCAAGACCTACACGTACACTTCGAGCATCACCAGTAAATGGAAATCTAATTAGTGCACCTAGGGTCTGGTTCATAGGACGTAAGAAGGTATGAGTAGATGTACCAATAATAGCTCGCATAGGAGTCTTAGGTGAACTAAGTACACTGTGTGTAAATACACCTTGTAGTTCTCTTATTAGTGCACCAGCCTGTGCTTTACCTTCGATTTCACCACCTTTTATCATTTTTCTAGCCCATGCGTCAAAGTCATCTAGACTGTTAACTGTTTGCATAGAAGAGAAAGCTTCAAATAGTGCCATCAATAGGTTGCTATCTTCTGATTTATCTGCTATATTAAGTATAGTTTGTATAGATTCACGGGTATTAGCCATCTCTTCTGTCAGTGTTTTAGTCAAATATTGACGTTTAATACCGGCTCCAAGCTCTCTAAAGTTCTGTGATTTAATAATTCTAGCTTTTTTAACCTCAGTTAGTGCATAGAACATAGTGTCTCGTATAGCTTCTAGCGTACTATCTGTATCTGCTAGGTCTACAAAGTCACCTAATTCTCTACCAGCTATGCCTAAATCACGTACCTGTTGTAATAATGTACCTACAACCATGTCTGCTACGACAACATATTTACTTGTAATAGTTTCTACACTGTCTACAAGGTTGCCATCTATATCTGTTATAGAGTATGCGTCAGTAGCTCTTAGTATTTCTTCTAAGTATTCCTGTGGTGACATGTCTGCTGCATTTCTACCAAGTGTAATACGTTGATGTGCAGCTATAGAATCACCAAATACCTCTGTTAATGTAAGCCTATTCTTTTTAACTTCTTGAAGAATAGCTTGATATTTGTTGTTACTATATAATTTACGTAGAACTTCATCAGCTACTTCTTCTGTTATACCAGCTTCTTTAGCTGCTCTAGCTCTTTGTACAGCAGTTGTTACGTTACCAGCAGATCCATCTTCTGCACCCCACTCGTCACGTATTCTTTTGTTATTTTCCCATACAATAAATGGGTCATCTTCTGATAGGTGTGCTCCCTGTTGGGGTTCAGCCATAGATTTGTTTTTACTAGCTCGAAATCTACTCTCATTTTGTCTGAGTTCTTCGATTCCTTTAGCTAATGTTTGATTGTCAACACTTTGTTTACGATCACCTATTTTTTTAACGACTGAACTTTTACCTTTGCCAAGTAGCATAGCAGCACCATCAAACACAAGACCTATGCCCATACCTTCTACGATGTTTTTCAGTTTCATCATAACAGGATGGTCAGTATCCTTTGTACTTAATGGTGTATCTATCCAACCATAGTGTTCACGTAAGCTACCTAAAGCATTGTGTCCGTCAGACTCTTTAGATACTAGGTCAGATATAGCACCAATACCAGCTGCACGTACTAGACTGTTTGCACCTAGTAATGCTTTTGCACTTGCACCTACACCTAAACCTATACCAGCTGCGGCTGCACCTTTAGCTGCTAGGACTGTAGCTCCAGCCATAGTACCGAAATGTACCACACCTCGAGCTAGTTTACCCCACCATGTTTTTGTAATTATTTCACTTTGGCCACCGTTTGTAAATGGATCAAAGTCAGGTTGATAATAACCTTGCTCTTCTATTTCTTTTTGTCGTTGACCAGTAACAGCATCTATAGTACGTTCTACGAAAGTTGTACCAGATGATAAGGTATCCTGTATACCACCAGAGGGTATGGAAGATAATTCCTTAAGGACACCTTTGACACCCCATCTTTCAGAATCACGTGGATCTTCTAAAGCGTCAGCATCGGCATCTAGATTATTCTGATAGTCAGCTTCCTCTTGTTCCATGTCAGCAGATTGCTGTAAAGATTCATCAACAGTTAGCTGAGTTTCAACTGGTTTTTCGTAAGAAGCTCCGTACGGGTTTTGTTCCTGTAGCTCTTCTTCATTCATTCATCGTCACCATAATAAAATATATTGCCAGCTTCGTCTACACTACCATAATAAATAAAGTCACCTACGTCAGGTGATGTATATAATGGTGTGTTAAACTTGCTAACGCTTGGGTCAAACAAATCTACCATGTCGTCTTCATTAAGACCACTAGGAGCATACTTGCTCATATCTAGACCAGTTAGCATGTTTTTACCTTCTGATGCTGACATTAAGTAAGCCATATATAATTTGTTTTGATTTTCTTTTGTAAATTTAGCAGTTGTAAAATCTAGCCCAGATGTTTTTCTAAGCTCTTCTATCTGTACTGCACTGAGTTTAAAAGATCCAAACCCCTGTGCACCATAACCTTGTTCAAATAGTCCACCTTCTTTAACTATATCTTCGATTGTTACATTGTCATATGTTATAGGAGGACCGTAAGGTGATTTGCTTCCAAAGTCATCTTTAGCTTTTTCTTTAAACTGTGGAGTTAAACTTGCAGTTCCTTCTGTGTCAGAAAAAATACGTGCATACTTCTCTACTGATGGATGAAATAGTAAGGTTTTAACTAGGGTATTATCGAAGTTATTTAATACACTAGGAGAAAGATTTTTAGATTCTTCAGAATAACCTAAAGCTTCTAATCTCATCTTAGCTATCATGTGGCTGTTCATAAACTTCATGCCACGGCTAGCCTCGACATAAAAGTCTGGAATGTTACCACCTCTAGCATATTGTATTAACTCTTCTATATCTTCACCGGGATGAATTTCTTTAGAGTTAAACCATGCTTGTCTCGTATCTTCGTTTTCTATTTTATTTCTTGCTAAACGTCCTGTATTAGCATCGTAAAGATTTCGTTTACCGTCACCTGATAAATAGTAATCACCATAAGCTCTAGCACCTGTTTTATCTTTACCTTGAACGTCTACTGCTTTTACATTAGCAAGTATATCTTGTTCTGCACGATCTAATGCTTGATCTGGAGGAAGTGCACCACCTTCTTTAGATGTATAAAATAAAAACTTTTTACGTAAGTCGTCTTTGACATTATCAATAATGACACTAACTTTCATTTCTTTGTTAGCAGTAGCTAGTTTATTATTTAACTCTTGAGCTACGTCTGCGGATAATCTAGTTTCTATAGCTTTATATTGATCTTTATTCTGTTCAATCTTATCGTAACCTTTGACCTTTTTCTCGTACTTAGTTCTGAGAGTAGGATCATTTATTTCGTCAAGCCTTGCTCTAGCGTTGTCAAAGTCACCTTCTAGTAAGTCATGATCTATATACTTTACAGTGTCTATGTCAACTTTATCTTCGTTAGTCACGTAAGCCGTAAGAGGTTGAAAGTATGACCAGTACTTATTGTTGTTATCTTCAGCTACAATAATACCTTCATTGTTTAGCTCTTCTTTTGTATTATTTACTTCGGCTAGTAGGTCCGCTTCTGTAGCACCACCTTCTATTTTCTTGAGCCTTTCCTTAGCTTCTTCTACTTTTGATGTAACTTTATTAGCTTTCATTAACTCATCTCGCTTAGTCTCAGCAGCGGCAGCTTTATCAAATAAAACTTGTACAGCTTCATAAAACTGTGGTTTAAGATCTTGTAAACTTTTGCTACCAGACCCATCACGTGCTGGTATATCTTGCATAGTTAAGATTTTATTTAATCCATCAGCTTTAAGATACCCATTGTCTACAGCCCATGTTAAGTCTTCTCGTAACATTTCAAATGCTAAAGCGGTATCTTTCTTACCACTCATTTTTTCTGCTTGTTGTATGTAGCCCGAATTAGGATCTGTAGCATTACCAAAAATAGTACCTACAGGATCAGTTTTTACAGAGTTTGCTAAATCAATTCTACGTTTTGTTTCGTATTGTTTTTTTGACTTTGCAGCTGATTGTTGTAGAAACTGAGCTCTAGCTGCATTGTCTGTACCATCTACATTTTTAATTAACTCAAGTAAGTGGCGGTTACTTAACTTGTTTTTGCCACTAAATACTTCAGCGTTATAGAAAAATGCTTCGTTTAAAAACTTTTGTACGCCATTAAACATAGCTGGATTACCAGCACCATTATTAGCAGCGTCAGCATCAGCTAGACTTACCATACCAAAACCTTCTACAGGTACTTTTGTATCATAATTAGCTAGTGAATAACCTTTATAGCTATCACCTACATTTTGTACTAATGCTTTATTCTGTGTATCAAAGTCTTGAACTGTAAGAGATTGATTTAAATATACACTGTCTTCAAGTAAATCTATATTATTTGTAGCTGCAAAATCCTGTTCTGTTTGCCAAGCTAGTTGCATACCTTGTACGGTATTAGCATTACTTTCTTCAAATATAGATTGGAATTTTTCAGCTTCTTTATCTTTGTATACAGCTTTGGTAAAGCTTTCGTCAAACTTCTGATCTAATGATACAGAGCCAGTACCGTTGTATATCTCTGTATTTTTTGCTAAAGCTGCATCTTTTTCACTTTGATGCTTTTCAATTTTATCCCTGTTTGCTTTAAGTAAAGATCTATTATCTTGCCATTTTTGAAACTTAGGTACAAACTCACCAGTCTGTGCAATAAGCTGTCCAAGTTTCTGGAAGTTTCTAGATTTAGTTTCGGCAGCAGCGATGGCATCCTGTGCCATCTGTTTATACTGCTGATTATTACTAGCTATTAATGTATCTATACCTTTACCTACTGATGTAGAGGTATCAAAATCAACACCTTGATAGTTAGTGTCGGTAGTGCTAAATTGGTTAGAGTCCATTATGCTGCCTCCAGTTCAACATCTAGTTCATCGTAGTAGACACCTAAGAAGCCGCTAGGTAGTATACCCACAGCCATAGGATTCTGTTTAACAACCTCTTGAGCTATAACACCACGCCATCTCTGGTTAGGTCTAGCTCTATAGGTCCACTCGTATATATCATATCCTTTCGGTGACACACCAACTTTGGTAATGTCATCTTTTAATCTTCTATCACTAAATGCCATAAGACCAGACGCTACATTCATACCAAAACTTAGACTGTTCATTAACTGACCAGCTCTGTCTTTTGGAGGTAACATGGTAGGCATACCAAACTGTGGTCCCATACCTAGTGCATCGTTCTGTTTCTTTATCATAGCCTGTTCTCTTCTTTGTAAGCCTTCTTGCATTTTAGCTTCGCCTACAGTTGCTAATTTAAACATCTGTTGATCTACTTTAGATATTTTAGCAAAGTAATTAGCTGACTTTCTGCCACCAAAACGACGTGATCTGCCACCTTCGTTTGTTGATTGACTTTGAAAAAATTGTCTAGCTAAGTTTTCTTTTTCTGATAAGGCTTTACCTTGAGCTTGTACTGAAAGTTCTTGGAAGTCAGCTTTTGTACGTGACCTACCCATACCTCGTATGGTTTTTAGGTTTTGTTTGTAGTCTGCTTCTTTATTCCATTGTTTTATCGAGTTAGCTTTAAACTCGGCATGACGCCTGTTATTCTCGACTCGGGCTGCTTCACGCCTACCCGCATTAGGATCTGGTGCACACACGGCAAAATTCTATAAAGTATAAATTGTTTGGTCCATGTTTAAACTTACGTAAAAACT